ATATAGAAAGTATGAATGGTTTTGTTATTGATCTAGACCAAGTTGGAAATAATAATAATATTGATGTGGATGTTGACGGAAGAACAAGCAATGGTTCTTCAATGACAATTAATCAATCAGGTAATAATAAAAGTTTTACTGGTAGTTATTGGTGTGGACATTCATATTGTACTATGACAGTAAATCAGTAATGAAGTTTTTAACACATTGGACTACAGCATTTATAACCTTATTTGTTCTTACATTTATAGGTTTACAAGACTATTCGTTTAAAGAAACTCTAAGACTTAAATCGTTTGACTATATGTTAGCAAACGAAGAAGTATCGCAATCACAAGATATAACAATCGTAACAATAGATGAAGAAGCAATAGAAAAGTATGGTCAATGGCCATGGCCAAGAGATGTGCTTGCTCACGTAATATTAGAATTAAGAAACGCACAAACAGGTATAATAGTTATGCCAATACTGTTTAGTGAACCAGATAGATTTGATGGAGATTGGGTATTCTGTGAATCTTTAGAGATGGGTACTGTAATTGCACAAACAGGTACCACACAAAAAAGAACATCTAACCCAGTACCAAGAGGAGTTGCAAAGATAGGAAACCCACTTGACTATTTATTTGAGTGGCCTGGTATGGTTGGACCAGACCCAGAACTAGCAGATTGTGCCGATGGAGTTGGAGTAATCAACACAGCACCAGAGATAGATGGTGTAGTAAGAAGAGTGCCATTATTAATGAAGATAGGCGATGAAGTTTATCCTAACATGGCAATTGAAACAATAAGAGTTGCAGTAGGAGACCCTAGTTATCAAGTAAAGGCAGATGAGTTTGGTGTCATTGCAATGAGAGTGCCTGGTTATGATACAATTAAAACAGATGCAAACGCAAGAATATGGGTAAGATGGAACAAAGAATTTAAAACTATATCAGCAGCTAGTGACAATTTTTCAGATGCAGCTGGAACAACAGTAATTATTGCTATGACAGCAGAGGGATTGGGTGGTGTAATTGCAACACCAACTGGTGAACAATATGATTATGTTATATCAGCAAACACACTACAAACAGTTTTAGATGGTGAAACTGTTGTAAGATATGATTCACTTGCTGAATTGTTGATAGCAATATTCATGGGTATTGGAGTTGTTTTACTAATAAGATATTCACCCTATTGGGTCATAGGATTTGCTATAATTTTTGTAACAATATCATTACCAGTATATGCTAATTTATTTTTTAAACAAAGTTTACTCTTAGTAGATATAACTTGGATACTATTAACATTTTTGATAGTTGCTTTTCATGGAACGTTTTTAAGATTTATATTAGAGTTTAGATTAAAACAACAAATACGAAAACAATTTGAGAAGTATCTAGACCCTAGACAAGTAGCAATATTAGTTAAAGACCCTAGCAAATTAAAACTTGGTGGTGAAAGAAAAGAGATGAGTTTCTTATTCATGGACATTGTAGGTTTCACACCAATATCAGAATACTACAAGAACAAAGATGACCCAGAGGGGTTGGTCAATGTCATTAATGATTATCTAAATCGTATGAGTAAGATTGTATTAAAGAATGGTGGAACGATAGACAAGTACATGGGTGATTGTATCATGGCATTTTGGAACGCACCATTGGATTGTCCTAATCACGCAGAGATGGCAGTCAAGACATCTATCGAATGTGCTGAAGAGACAGATAGAATTAAGAAAGAGTTTAAGGAAAAAGGATTACCAGATATCAATATAGGCTCTGGTGTTAATACTGGTACTTGTATAGTTGGGAATATGGGTAGTGAGATGAGACTAGACTATTCTGTTATTGGAGATGCAGTTAATCTGGCCGCAAGACTAGAGGCACAGACTAGGAACTACAAAGACGAAAATGGTAAAGTTACACCTACTTTATATTCATCATATACAAAAGAACAATTAGAGAACATTAAATCAATAGAAGTAGATAAGATAAAAGTAAAAGGAAAAGAAGAATTGATTACAATCTTCAAACCTGTATAAATAGGTTCATATGGGAAAAAAAGGATTATACGGAAACGCAGTAGCATATGAGAAACCGGCAGGTAAGAAAACAACTATCGGTGGAAAAAAGAAGAGATATCATAAATCATCCTTAAATAAACATAAAAGACGTAGATTAGGGATATAACCCCGAAATCTAGAGAATCACTAAAAAATCGGGTCGCTAGCATCGCCGAGCAGCCGGCCTAAAGGGGTCTTCCCTTACTATACCACCCCCAAAAAAGCAGTAAAATCAACGATTTTTATGCCTTGACAATACCTCTACAACCTGTTAAATTATAAGAGTAAGAGAGGTTATTATGAATATAGATATAAAAACAAAAAAAGAACTGAGTAAATCTTTGAGAATATTAGAAGAAAGAATTACTTTCGCAAAGAAAGAGTTTTTTACTGGTTTAAAACAAAAGACTTTATATGAAGTTATTAGTAAAAATTTAATTGACAAACAACTAATGGGAGGTTATAATGCAAATTAAGTTAGGTGATATAATTACAGACAATAGAGGTAGAGTAGGCGAACTAATTAATATTGGTATCGCAGTTAGAAAAGAGGACATTGCAGCTGAGGATGATACATCTTTAAGTGCAAAAGAATATGATACTGATCTAGGATATACTGGTGCAGTAACATTCGGTGGTTCTAATTGGTGTTATTTCGATCAAATAAAAGAAGTAACTACAAAAGAAGACTCAGATGTTGATGTTGCTATTAACATGGAAAACGAATGGTGGAAATAATGAGAAACTTTTTAATTGGTATAATTACCACACTACTAATTATTATTGCAGTTAGTGGTACACTAATATGTAAAAAGTTAATTGACATAGAGGACTCTATGGCAGAAATGCAAAAAAAAATTATTGTTATGGATAAAGAGTTTGACAATAATGTTACGATCAAAACTGACAAATTAGATAAAGCATTAAATGAATTTATGATAAATGCTTTTAATGCAGCTAACTCTGAACTTAAAAAAAACATGGAAGGTACTAAATGAGACACGAACAAAACAAACCACGAAAACAATTTAAGAACTTTAATAACTTTGGTGGAGTAAAAAAGAAAAAAGAATTTAAAAAATTCCCTAAAGATGAAGGTCTTATGGTAACTGTACGTGGTGATAAACCAGAGGACTTAATGAAAGCGTTAAGGCGATTTAAAAGAATAGTTAAAGAGTCTGGTCATCTACAAGATTATAAAGATAGACAGTATTTCCAAAAACCGTCAGAGAAAAAAAGATTAAGAAAAGAAGCAGGTATAAGAAAATGGAAAAGGGAGAGAGCAAGACAATTTAATGAGAGAGGATATTAAATCAAATGTCATTAAGGGACCTTGGTCTCTTACTGATGTTCTTAAAAGAAAAGCAAAAACCAATCAAAAGAATTGGGCAGAGCAAGAAAAGAAAGCTCAAGATTTTGTGTTTGCAGAGGAATTAACAGAAGCAATATGTGTAAGATTAATTCAAGCATTATCAGATAATAAAGTAGATATACAAAAACCTGTATTTCAAAAGTATTTACAATTTATTAACGAAAGTATAAAAAGTTATATAATGCTTTCTAAAGGTTACAATAATGATTTACAAGAATTTATTGATAAAATAATGGTAGATTCTGCCCTTGACAAAGGGATAGAGATTAATTATAATGTCTTAGATATAAAAACACTAAAAAAAATATTGAAAGACATTTATGGCAAAAAATAAAGAATATCACTTCTATAACGATTCTGGGTTTGACGAAAAAATAGAGGCCTTAGGATTTAAACGAGCAGTAAAATCAATACAATCTAAACTAGATTTAAAAGTTAATAAATTCATTAACGTAGAGTATATAAATAAAAAAGGAAATGAAATTGCTCGTGCTGTTAAATTACCAATAGGACGTAGTAAAAAATTAGGTAGGTGATAAATGATTATTCTTGATATGAATCAGATTAGCGTTGCTAGTTTGATGATGCAATTGAATATGAGTAAGACAGATGTGGTGGATGAGAATATGGTTCGCCACATGATCTTAAACTCTGTTCGAATGTATCGTACTCAGTTTGTAAAAGACTATGGTGAAATAGTTTTGGCGTGGGATAGTAAACACTATTGGCGAAGAGATTATTTTCCTCACTACAAAAAAAACAGACGTAAGAGTAGAGACAAGGATGGCAAAGATTGGGAGTCTATATTTAATTGTTTAAATAAAATTAAACAAGAACTTGCAGATAATTTTCCTTACAAACATATTGAAGTGCATGGTGCTGAGGCAGATGATATTATTGCAACTTTAGTAAAGGAATATCCTAACGAAAAAATTATGATTATATCTGGTGACAAAGATTTCATTCAACTACAAAAATATTCAAACGTATCTCAATATAGTCCAATACTAAAAAAACACGTAAATGGTGAAGACCCAAACGACTATATACGAGTGCATATTCTTAAAGGTGATGCCTCTGATGGTGTGCCAAATGTATTGTCGAATGATGATGTATTTGTAGAAGGTTTGAGACAAAAACCTTTAAGTAAGAAAAAAATTGAAGCGTGGAAAGATGGTAACTTCGATGGTAAGATTGTAAATGATAATGTTATTCGTAATTATGAACGAAATAAAACTCTTATTGATTTAGAATGTATACCAAATGAAATATCAACAAATATTAAAACCACATTTCAAGAAGCCAAACATGGTGACAAAAGCAAATTGTTAACTTATTTTATTGAGAACAGATTAAAAGAGTTAACTGATTCAATAGGAGACTTTTAATGTCAAAAGAACCAATCAAAAATAATATGAGCCAAGTTATGGATAATAGTTCATCAACACTATTATTTTCTGAAGTGCTTGACAAAGTTCATAAAGCAAAAACAAAAGCACAAAAAGTTGATATTCTTAGAGAACATAATAACGCATCTTTAAGAATGGTACTTAAATCATCGTTTGACCCTAAGATAAAATGGGCAATGCCTAGTGGTGATGTTCCTTTCATGCCTAACGATGCACCTGCTGGTACAGACCACACAAGGTTAGCAACAGAGGCAAAGAAATTATATCACTTCATAGAGGGTGCAGATGGTACCACATCTAAAGTAAAAAAAGAGACTATGTTTATTCAAATGCTAGAGGGATTACATGAGTCGGAGGCTAGACTTGTTATTGCAGCTAAAGATAAAAAACTACATCAAATTTACAAAGGATTAAGTAAAGATGTTGTTAAAGAAGCATTTAATTGGAACGATGATTTTGTAAACCCACAGTTACCGTAATGAAAAATCAAAGAAGTGATTTTATAGAAGTTTATCACGATAAACTTATACCAGAGACATGTAACGCATTGATAGCTTATTTCAATCAAAATGCTTTGTGGGATACCTCAACGTTTTCTAGTAATACACAGAATACTGGTACCAACGCAAAAGTTGATATGAAAGAATATTGGATTACAGACAAAGACCAATATTATGATGTTTTAAAGAAAACATTTAGATCAGCAGTTGATGAGTATGTAAAATTACATCCACGTATTACACCTACAGCATACACAGCATTTAGGTTAAAT